CAATTTTGTTGAGAGCCATCGGCTATGGCAACTTTATAATGCCCGAGTGCATCAATGTTCCCGAGTTTCGGGGAACACATGATGGAAAAAGCACCTGGAGAAGTGACGTTGGCAGAACCAATGTCAGCTGTCAATTCAAAAATTTGAACTGAACGAAAAAAAAAGGTGCCCTCCGGCCACGCGTCGGGCACGCGTGCCATATTAGCTTTCGGATCGGCCAAACAGTCGAGCCAAGGAGAAATGAGGTCGGAACCAGCGACGTAAACTGGACCTTCAGGGGATTCGTAAAAACCAGGGTTCCTTTTAGGAAGCCTTGGCAAGCGAGGCATAGAAGAAGCAGGGCGCGCACGACGGGTGTTTCTCCGTCTCCTGTTTCTCCGCGGCTTGGCAGGCTGCGCTTCGAGGGCGCGGTCTATCTGAGCAGTCGCGGTTTTTAGTGCCTTCACAGCTTTTTGTTTCTGAGGACCAGACATCGGTGAAGATTTTCTAAATAAAATCGTCCGACGGGGCGCCTAAGCTCCCCAACGCTATTTTGTGATACCGGCATGACAACAGACAACAGTCGGCTTCGCAGTTTCTTGCGACACGCAGAATTCCCCATTTCTGGGCAAAACTGAGCTAATTCAATGAGAGTGGTCAAATCCCATCGTGTCTTAAGAAACCATGAAGGCGACTGTGGTCTGGTGTATGTCGGCATCACAAGGTAGCGACCCGCCCCATGTGACCGCTGAGGTAACGGAGCTTTAAAGCAGCCAACTCACCAAGTCTGGAAAATACTTGGCGGGACAGTTTAACGACATGTCCAGGTCACGAGGGGAGGAAATCCTCCCCTCGTCTTCAGGGCTCAACAGTAATCGCGAATTGCCATCCGTCCAAACAACGGATGGCACAAGAACGTAAAAACGCTCGAATCGCGATAAAGTGCTTCCAGAGTGTCCCAATCTGTATCGGTACACCCATAACGCTCATTGAGGATATGAATCCCTTCAATCTCAATGTCTTCCGTCGTCTTTGAAGCAGCCTCTACTTGCCACTCTTTCAAAGGACCGCGCACGAACTTCTCGCGCGCATAACGATCGACGAAAGCCCGGAGCCCCGGAACACGAAGGAAAAATCTTAAAGACGTGGCCATGTCGGCAATGAAAGCGCCGGCAGCTTCAGACAGATCACCATTGTACAAACTCCTGGGATCTTGCCACATTTTTCCAACTTTAAGAAGACGAGAAGGCAAGGGGCCCCAACGCCAACCACTGGCAACGGGATACCACAAGCCCTTCAAAAAAGTCAAACCCTGGAAAGTGTCGCGGCAGCGATATTTCATATCAAACCCAAGTTCCACGAAACCTACCTGGAACTCTAAACCATATCGCAAATAACTAAAAATCCATGCCGCTAACATGACTAAGGAATTTCCAACCGAAGTATCAACACCACCAGTATCACGCATGGGACGACCGTCTTTCTCGATCTTCATTCTAGGCCCATGCTTAAAGGACAAACGAAACACATTGGCACTAAGCTTCCTTAAGATATTGGTGGTAGACCTTGGCACTCCAAGCCATCGGAGCATCATGTGCTCAAATTCCAGGGGACCAATAGATTGAGACTGATCATACATGCTCGCGTCAGCCTCAATCCACACAATACGCCCATGATGGACAATGCAGACTAAAGAATCGTCTCCACATACCAAAACCGCTATCAAACATTTATCAGCGGCTAAAGCAATGGAAATGAACTCATGAAGACGAGTCAGCCAAATGTCCAAGTCATGGTCACGCACCATGCCAGCGTAGACGGGCCAAATGAGAATGTCTTCAAAAGGATAAGGGACGCTGTGCACAGACCATTGATAGGCCAAGCGTTTTTGGGCAGCATAAACTGGGGGGCCCACCATTATTTGCACAGCGTTATCCACATTCGCGATGGCACGGGGTTTGCATGAGACCTCGCCTTCCCCATCAATGCGAAACAACAACTCATCGACCTTGACCATCAACTCAGTACTGCACACCTTCGACTCGACTAGCTCAAATCCGTTTTCACAGACCATCCGCCAGGCGAGTGTATACAACCCCTTCTTGCGACCATCGTCGAAGTGCAAGATCCAATCGGCAACCAAATCTTCATGAAGCAGCTCAGGTTCAGGCACCAAAAGATGGCGCATATCGAACCAACCATGAAAACGATTCCAAGCTTCAGTTTGG